TTCGTGATGAGATCGAGGACTACCTGAAGCGGGAGCACCAATGAAAACACTATTCCATCATCCGCATGTCGCCACGTTCGAGCAGGCAAGGGCTACTCTGCGCTGGCTGATGAAGAACCACAGCCACAAGGTTCATCCGTTTCGTTGGCAAGGGGCTGATGTTCGTGATCGGCCAGAGATGAAGTCCTACGAGTTGATGAACGTCAGCTTCACGATGAACCTCCAAGGCGTCGAGGACCTCCACCGCTGGCGCCAGGACATACGGCCTAACCTGCCATGGGCCGACAACCACTTCGAGGAGCGAGTTTGCGGGTTGCCTCTCAACCCTGGAGTAGAGTGGAAAAACTGGCCTTGGGCGACGAGCGCCGACAAGTTTCGTGAGCCATCCGTCCGGGTCATGGGGCGGGATGACTGGGCCTATCTTGCAGGCATTATTGATGGCGAGGGGTCCTTTAGTGTAAGGACTGCCAATGGCAATAGAGTCTACCCGCGGATCAAAATCACCCAAGTCGATGAGCCCTTTCTTCGTGGGCTTTATGAGAAGTGGGGCGTTGGCACTTTTCGGGAATACAGTGCAGAGGGTAACCCGCTAAGCGATCGCCAATCCCATATCTGGCGGATTTCATCAAAAGCCGAAGTCCGGTGGGTCATTGATGGTTGCTTGCCCTATCTAAGGCTGAAGCGAGATCGAGCCTTAGAGTGTCTCGAATACCTCGACCCCGAAACAACTGTCTATGACCCCGAGCCCCGCTTTAACCACAATTACATGATGAGATACTGGCCCAAGCATGGGGGGCGTGACACCGACCACTGCAACTTCGGTATCCGTAATGAGTACGGAGACCTGAATGACCTAGTCTCACAGCTCGTCAGCGATCCGCACAGCCGCCAGGAGTGGTTCCCGGTGTTCCACCCCGAGGACGTCGGCCCCGTCACTGGCGGGCGTAAGCCGTGCTCGCTGGGGTACCATTTCATGCGGAGAGAGGATCGTCTGCATGTTTACTACCCGCTGAGGTCGTGCGACCTCTTGCGTCACTGGGCCGACGACTGCTACCTGACGGTTAGGCTCCTCCTGTGGGTGCTGGAGAAGTGTCGAGAGAAAGACCATGATAGCTGGAAGCACGTCAACCCAGGCGCTTACACGATGCACATGACTAGCCTGCACATTTTCGCTAATGACTGGAGGACGCTATGAGAATCACTCGCCCACAGATGTTCATGGAGTTCGCCCAGACCGCCGCCAAGCGGTCAACCTGCATGCGCCTGAATGTCGGCGCTGTCATGGTCCATAGCCGCAGCGTCGTCAGTATCGGCTACAACGGCCCTCCGTCGGGCGAGCCGCACTGTCAGGGTAATGGCTGTCCCGGTCGAGACGGCTGCCACCTGTCGCTGCACGCGGAGCACAACGCCCTCCTCCGAGTCCCGCCGGGTATCAAGGGAGGGCTAGACCTCTACGTCACTGACAGCCCCTGTGCAGTGTGCTACGACCTACTAGCGAGCAGTTGCCGAGTAGGGCGCATTTTCTTCGGAACTCCCTATCGGATAACTGACCATCTGCTGAACTCCCTGTGGGATATTCCCGTTTACAGGATCACTCCCGCAGGGTATACCATCGACTGGGAAACAAAAGAAGTGGTGGACGTTGAAACGTAATCCCAACTGCACGCTCTGCCGGTTGCACAAGACCGCTGAGTACGTCTGTCTCTTAGGCCAAGGGCCTGAGCCTTACGATGTGATGATCATCGGCGAGGCTCCGGGCCATCGCGAGGATGACAGCGGGACTCCGTTCGTTGGCAAGTCAGGCCAGCTACTTCGCTCGAAACTCGAAGGGCTGGGCATCGACGACGTGTTCATCACTAACGCCGTGAGCTGCCGGCCACCTGATAACCGCACCCCGACGAAGGGCGAGATCAAGGCCTGCAAGAAGTGGCTCGACTATCAGATCGCCATGGTCAAGCCCAAGTACGTCCTGACGCTTGGGAACGTTCCGCTCATGTCGATCACCGGAGCTGCCGGGGTTACCAAGCGCCGAGGTAAGCCATTCCAGCAAGATGGCATCATCTATCTGCCCACATTCCACCCGTCGTTCATCCTTCGAGATCCGACTCAGGAGCACGTCTTCGACCTAGATCTTCAGCTCTTCTCGGACATCATCCAATTCGGAGGTATCCCCGAAGAACGCGAGCTCGACTTCACGTTGGTCCTGGACGATGACGACGTGGAAGAGATGCTCGAGGACATGGTTTCCTCGGGCACTGTGTCGTTCGACCTCGAGACCACGGGCCTCTACCCTTGGGCTAAGGATGCGGCTGTCACAGCCATAGGCTTCGGCACCAGGAACCATCAATGGATCTTGCCGGCTAGCCACCCCGAGTCCCCATGGTCCAGGTCTCAGCTCGAGAGTGTCATCGACGAGATTTCTGAGATCATCGATGACCTAGTGGTGGTAGCCCACAACGCCAAATTCGACCTCCTGTGGATGCGGGTGATCTTTGGGGCCGAATGGCCTGTGGACTTCGACACGATGATCGCCCATTACTTGGTCGACGAGAACGACCGCCACGGCCTCAAGCACTTGGCGCAGAAGTTCCTCGGTGCACCCGACTGGGACATTGACTTGCAGAGCAAAAAGGGCGCTGCTCCACTAAAAAAACTAGCCAAATACCACGCTCACGACTTGTACTATACTTTGAAACTTAAGCCTATTCTCAGCAAGCTCCTCAAGAAGGAGGAGACTCAAGAAGTATTCAACAAAATAATGATGCCTTGCGTGCGCTTGTTCACTGAAGTGGAATACGATGGCGTCTATATAGACATCAGCAAGTTTGACGAAGCAGAGAACTACTTGCGTGAGCAGTATCAGTCGGCACAGGTGGAGCTCCTAGAGTGGGAGCCTTCCCTAGAGGGGCTCCAGAAATGGAAGCCCGAGATCCGTGATAAGTTCAACTGGGGATCGACGCAGCAGCTAGCTTGGCTGCTCTTCGATAAGCTGGGCATCGAGGTAATCGAGAAAACGAAGACAGGCAACCCGTCATGCAACGAGAGCGTTATCAAGCGCATCGACCACCCGTGCACAGGGGCACTCCTCAAGTTTCGCGCCGCCAAGCAGCAGCTATCGTTCTTCATCGATGGATGGAAGCCGTTCCTCGATCGTAAGCCTAACGGAGACTATTATCTTCATCCTTCGTTCAAGCTGCATGGCACCGTTACCGGGCGTTTATCTTGCGAACACCCGAACCTCCAGCAAGTGCCCCGAGACCCCCGCATCCGCTCTCTGATCAGCGCTCCGGACGGTTGGACTCTAATGGAGTTCGACCTGTCGCAGATCGAGCTACGCATAGCGGCTGAGCTCGCAAGCGAGCGGGCGATGCTTGAGGCCTTCAGCCGAGGAGTAGACATTCACTGGCTGACGGCGCTGACTGAGATCGAAAGAGGCGGGGGTCTTGTGGAACTTGTCCTCGACACAGCGCGCAAAGCTAAAAAGGACAAATCACTCGATTACTCTCAGGCGATCGAAGTCCTGCTCGAAATAGGGCCAGACGCCGCAACAGCGATCAACCCCGAGTGGAAGGAATACCGAAAGAAGGCGAAGGCAGTGAACTTCGGATACATCTTCGGCATGTGGTGGAAGAAGTTCAAAATGTACGCCCGCGACAACTACAATATGGTTATAACCGATCAGGAGGCCCAAGCCTCGCGGTCGACGTTCTTCGAGAAATACAGCGACCTGAACGGATGGCACGACCGTCAGCGCCGCTTCGCTCGTCGCCATGGGTACGTCCGGTCTCTCAGCGGAAGGAAGCGCCGGCTCCCCGCCGCTATGGACCGTTCGGACACCCCCGAGCGTCGCGAGGCAGAGCGCCAGGCGATCAACAGCCCTGTGCAATCCTTCGCTAACGAACTGAATCTCATGGCTGCTCTGCAGCTCCGCAGGGAGTTCGGACGCAATATCCTGCGCATCTGTGGGACAGTGCACGATGCTGTTCTCGCACGCGTAAGGGACTCTCACCTAAACCAAGTCTATCGAAGAACCCTGGAGATCATGAGCCACCCAGAGCTGCTCGACGAGCTGGGCATCGAGATAAAAGTGCCTATCGAGGCTGAAGGCAAGGTCGGGCCATGGAGCAAAGGGAGAAAGCTTGATGTTTAAAGTCTCACAGTCCAAGGTGAAGCGCTGGCGTCGGTGCAAGCAGGAGTACCATTACAAGTACGTCGATGGCCTTAAAAGGAAGCATGTCAAGCGACCTTTCGCGTTCGGTCGGTTGGTTCATGAGATGATCGAGGCTGAGGCCAACGGCGACGACCCGTTCGAGTATCTGAATAACCTCAACATCGATCAAATGAAGCTGTTCCAGGCCGAACGTGAGGAGTATGGAGACCTCGTTGCCGACGTCCGAACTATCATGACCGCCTATTTCGAATATTGGGAGGATCGACCTCTTACCCCGATTCGTATGAAGAAGCGATCCGCTGAGCATCCGTTCGAGATCGATATCGCGCCCGACATCCTGTGGAGGGGGTACATCGACGAGATCGCCATCACTTGGACAGGGCTACGTGCGTTGGTCGAACACAAAACGTTCAGCAAGAAACCCTCGGAGGACGAGCGATGGAGGAACCTCCAATCATCAGTCTACGCACGGGCGGTCGATATGATGGGCTGGAAACCCATCGAAGCTGTCTGCTGGGACTACATCCGGTCGAAGCCTCCCACTCAGCCACAGATCCTGAAGGACGGGTCGATAAGCGTGAGGAAAATCGACACTCTGCCGAGCGTGGTTCGAGCAGTCCTCGCCGAGCTGCCTCACGCGTTCAAATACGAAGAGTTCTTGCAGCAGGTTGAGGCCTCTCAGTCTGATTGGTTCGACCGAGTGATTTCCAAGCTGTCTCGCACTACGGTAGACATCATTTTCGACCAGTTCGTCGAGTCTTCTATTGACATGAAGGAAAATCACGGAAAAAAATCCGAGATGAACATCGAACGGCATTGTGGCTGGTGCGAGTTCGAGCCTCTCTGCCGGGCTCGGCTACAGAACCACGACTTTGACTTTGTCAGGGAGCGCGAGTATGAGAAAGAGTGACGTGACTAAGAAAATCAAACCTGTGGCAAAGGTGTCCCACTTCGGCAGCTGGGCCATCTACGGACGAGCAGGTACCGGCAAGACCACATTCGCGTCATCTTTCCCCAAGCCCATACTACTCCTGGACGTCAAGGATGAAGGAACGGGCAGTGTCGTCGACGTCGAGCAACTGGACGTAATCAACATTGAGAGCTGTGAGGAGCTGGAGGACGTCTTCTGGTTTCTCGAGAAGAACCCCAAGAAATACAAAACTGTGATCATCGATACTGTGTCGCAATGGCAGCAACTCAAAGTCGAGGAGATTTCTCAGGGTAAGAACCTGA